GACACAGCAGTTGTTGGAGTTAGACAAGACAATGCTTGATGCACTAGTGCAGGGGCTTAAAGATGAAGCGAAAGAGGTGAGCGATGCCAGCAAGCGTAAAGGGCGCAGTTGAGCTTCGCAAGGCTCTTAGAGAATTTACTCCAGATCTTGCTAAAGAAACCCAAAAAGAATTGGGTGCAATTCTGAAACCTATCACGGCAAGAGCTAAAGGCTTTATTCCTTCAACTGCTCCATTAAGTGGTTGGGCTGATAGCAATCAAAAAGGTGCATGGAGTAAAAGAGTCTGGTCATCATCTGAGGCAAAGCGTGGCATTGGATATAAGACAACTCCATCTAAGCCTAATCGTTCTGGATTTAGATCATTGGTTAGAATACAAAATGCTTCTGTTTCTGGTGCCATTTATGAAACTGCTGGTCGTAAAAACCCACAAGGCAGACCACAAGCCAGAATGCGTGAAGTTGTCATTCCTACAATGCGACAAGATGTAGGGGCAGGTGAGCAACGATACATGACAAGCACAGGCAAAGGTTATGGCAAAAGCAATAACCCTTATGCTGGTCAGCAATTTATTGAGGCTATGGGCGGACAGATTACGAATGCCTATGTTCGCAAAGAAGGCGCGGTGGGTCGTGCTAGTCAGAAAATGAAAGGTCGAGCAATTTTTAGGGCTTTTGCAGAAGATCAGGGCAAAACGACAGCAGCAGTAATTAAAGCAATAGAAAATTCTAAAAACAATTTTGAGAAAGTTGTCGCCAAAGGTAGTGGCAGCGGATTGTCAGTAGGGAGTCGATAATGGCAGCCGATGTAAAGATTGACATAGCGGCGGAATTTACTGGCAAAAAAGCCTTTAAGCAAGCAGACAATGCGACAACAACACTCACTAAAAATGTTAAAAAACTTGCTGGCGCAGTAGGTCTTGCATATAGCACTCAGGCTATTGTTTCTTTTGGTAAAGCAGCTGTTAAAGCCTTTTCAGAAGATGAAGCCGCAGCACTTCGACTTAACAGAGCAGTTGAGAATCTAGGCATCGGGTTTGCTAACCCTGCTATCGCTGATTACATAGCCAATCTTGAAAAGTCCGCCGCTGTTGCCGATGACATTCTTCGCCCAGCATTTCAGGGTTTATTGACCACGACTGGCTCATTGACTCAAGCTCAAAAACTTCTTAATGATGCAATTACGATCAGCCGCGCATCTGGCGTGGATCTGGCTACTGTTACTGACGATCTTGGTAAAGGTTATGTAGGTATCACTAGAGGGCTTTCTAAATACAATACTGGGCTTACTAGAGCAGAACTAACATCTAAATCATTCAATGAGATTCTTGGGACTATCCTAAAGCGTTCAGCAGGTGCAGCAGAAGATTACCTAGACACTACTGCTTACAAGTTTGATGTTTTAAGCGTTGCCACATCTAATGCTTCGGAGATTATCGGCGGTGGTCTAGTCGATGCTTTCGCCCTTGTCGGTGGTGGTACTGACGCTAAAGATGCCGCGTATGTCATCGAGGGCATTGCAACTGCCCTTGCTAATGTTTCCCGTCAAGCAGGTCGGACTGTGGGAGTTATCCCGACTTTAATTCAGAACCTTAAAAACCTTCCAAGAAACATTTTTGCTGGTTTTGCTGGAGCGCAGATCGGCAGAAATGTCGTTATTCCTGAAAAGAAGGAAGAAGTCAAGCTCACGCTGACTCAAAGAAAACAAGAAGAATTGATGGCTAAACTTGAAAAAGAGTCATTGAAGCGCGAAAAAGAAAGACTTGCCCTAAAGAATAAGCAGTTGAAAACTGACAAGTTAAAGCAAGCCATTGAAAAGGCTAACCTTGCTTTGGGCAAAGGTGAAGACATCTTTGACATGGACAAGATCCAGATTGCAGCAGCTCTAACTAATCAAGCAGAGCAACTAGGCAAGGCAACTACTTCATCGCAGGTCTTACAGATTGCTAACGATGTTGCACGCCTAAATGTCAAGAAGTCAATTCTTGCTCTAGAGGATGCAATCGCAGCTAAGGATGAAGCAGCCATTATCGCTGCAACTAATAAACTCAATGCAGATCTAAAGGTTCTTGGTGCATTAGGTATGCAGAATGTAAAGCTACAAGACATCAAGTCTGTGCTTGATAGCCTACAACCTAAAGATCTTATTAACCTTGATAATCTAACGGCTGCCATCGCTTTGTTACAACAGTTGTTGAGTATGCAAGCTAAGGGTGCTACTCCATCCTCAACTGTTTCTGCCACCCAGTCGATCTTATCTAACTTTAAAGGAACTGCTGCAAGTGCATTCGAGTCATTAACACCAGCCCAGCAAGCCACATTAGGCGGTTATTCACCTTTCGTAGGCGCAGACATTTCTAATGTTGCCCCTGTCACATCGGGTGGTTCTGGAGTGGGCTTAGGTTCTAACGGCACAGGACGGCAGATTCCTATGCAAGCAGGTGTGAACATTACTGTGAACACAGGCATCGGAGACCCTAACGCTATTGCAGAAGCAATCGACCAAGTCCTTACAGATGCAGCCCAGCGCGGCACATTGAGAGGCTACACAATCGCATGACATGGCTTCCAGAATGGCGAGTGACAGTTGGTGATGATGTCTATACGACTGTCACCTCTGTGTCTTTTGCATCTGGTCGTTTAGACATTGATCGGCAAGCCACCGCAGGTTACTGCCGAGTAGAAATTATTAACACAGACAATTCACCCTTCACAATTAATGTCACAGAGCCAATCACCTTAGAACTAAAAAACAGCACAGGTGCTTATGTGACTGTATTCGGTGGCGAGGTCTCAGACTTTAACATCGGAGTTCGCAGTCCTGAGGAATCAGGCTATGTCACGACTGGCACAATTCTAGGCATTGGCTCACTTGCTAAACTGGTTAAGGCAGTATTTAACACAGCACTTGCAGAAGGATTAGATGGCGCACAGATCTCGACAATCTTAGGCAACGCGCTCAACCTTAATTGGAATGAAGTGACGCCTACTGTCACATGGGCAACATACCCAGCCACAACCACATGGAATGATGCCGAGTCCTACATAGGCACTATTGACACAGGCTTCTATACGATGATCGCTTTAGCAGCTAGTGCTTCTGCTAAGTCTCAAAGCCTTGCTGACCAAATTGCCAATAGCGCATTAGGTCAGATCTATGAGGAAAAGGATGGAGATGTTTCCTATGACGATGCAGACCACAGATCTAACACCCTTGCAGCAAATGGCTACACTTTCCTTGACGGGGCATATGCAACACCTACCTCTATCAGCTCAACAACTCAGACTGCTCGCATCCGTAACAGCCTTATCTATCGCTACGCCACAGGATACGGAAGCACTTACACTACCTCTAGCGCGGACTCAATAGCCTCTTACGGGCTGTTTGAGCGTTCATTTGACTCTAACATCAAGAACCTTGCAGACATCACGGATATTGCCACTAGAGAGCTTAATCTGCGAAGCGTGCCCAAAGCTTCATTGGGTGCTATTACCTTTCGCCTAGACAATCCAGACATGCCTAGCGCAATGCTTGATGCATTGATTGGGGTTTATTTCGGTCAGCCTATGCTAATCAGCAATCTACCTAGCAACTTGCTTGGTGGCACTTTTGATGGCTTTGTAGAGAATGTGGCACTTAGGGCAACACCTAGTTTTACTGAAATCACTCTCTATATCTCAGCAACAGAATTCTCATTATCCACGACACAATGGGACACAGTCACACCTAGCACAATCACATGGGCAACCACAAATGCTACACTTATCTGGAACAATGCGATCGGAGCACTCAACTAAATGGCAACCTCACCCATCTATGGCTGGTTAGAACCAGACAATACTGACCTTGTAAAAAATGGTGCGTTAGCCATCCGTACGCTTGGCAACGCTATCGATACAACAATGGCAACAATGACTCCAAAGTCACTTGTCGACGCTAAAGGTGATCTAATTGCAGCTACCGCTAACGATACTCCAGCCCGCTTAGCAGTAGGCGCAACAAATACTTTTTTACGACCTAACGCTTCCGCTGCGACAGGTTTAGAGTGGGTAGATGGGGCTACTACTTGGACACCCACTTATACAAACATAACTATTGGTAACGGAACAGTAACGGCGAAATATGTCAGAGTTGGCAAAATTGTAACGGCATTTTTTAGTTTAGCTTTTGGATCAACAACCGCAATCACGGCAAATTATGCAAGGTTTACTTTACCTGTTGCCGCTGCAAGCAATTTTTGTTCTGGTTGGGGACAATACGAAGATGCAGGTACTGGAAATGGTTTTATGGGTTTTTATGTTGCTGGTTTTGATTGTTATCCAACAAGAGCAATTACAGGATTGTGGAACGGAATAGATGCAACTAACCCAATTACTTGGACAACAAATGACAAACTATCATTCCTATTGAAATATCAGGTGGCCTAATATGAAATTTTCTTTTGATGTTCGCTTTCCAGATGCTACTGATGAGCAAAAATGGGATCAAATAAAAAATTGGCGTAATGTCGAATTAGCTTTGACCGATTGGACGCAATTACCTGATTCTCCAGTAGATAAAGGTTTGTGGGCCAACTATCGTCAGTTATTGCGAGACCTACCTCAACAAAATTGTTTTGCCGATGAGGCCGACATTCCTAACAAACCTAATGGCTAAACTTTGTAAAGCCGGACAGCAACTTCGAGAACAAATCGATGATGATTATCCTGAGCGCGATCGTCGTAGTGACGGCTGGATTGCTGACGCTCGCCACCTCGCTCAAGGCACTTCTGACCACATTCCAAGAGACGGAATTGTTAGAGCTTTAGATATTGACGCCGACCTCTCAGCCCACAAGGAAGAGGCTTACGCGTTAGTCGAGAAGATTCGCAAGTGCGCCAAGCGAGGCGACAAGCGAATCAAATATATTATCTTCGACGGCAAGATTATGAGTTCGACTCTGAATTGGAAGCGTAGAAAATACAGAGGCCCAAACCCTCACAAGTCGCATTTCCATATTAGCTTTACAACTCTGGGAGACAAAGACGGCAGTTTCTTCAACCTAGAAGGAGACACAAATGAAAGAACTCAAATTGATGGCGGGAAGCTGGGCGA